TTGATCGCCTGCGAATAAATTCACGCGGAACATTTTGCTCCTCAGTCCGGCAGCTTTGATCGCCGTCATGAATTCGCAAGCAGCCGCGAGCGTATCAGCGGAAACCGTCCCGCCATTCGCAATGATCCGGGTTGCCCAATCGTCAACTTCACTATCAGAGCATGGGGCAACCGGTGTGGTGAATGTCATGTCCGCGCCATACGCGGTGCCGATTGCATTCGTTGCGACCGCTCGAAAATGGTAAGTAACCCCCGGCGTAAGGCCAGAGATAGACTCCGAGAAGGATGATGGCGTCGTCCCGATGTCTTGCGCGGGGGTAATATTTCCGTAGCTGGTGTCCGTGCCCCACTCGAAATAAATATCCGTTTGCGAATCGTGTGGGTCTGCGGAACCGTTGAGTGTCGCAGAAGTTTCATCGACTCCGGTAGCGGCGAGTGTCTGCACTGTCGGCGGCTGCGGAGGGACGTGCGACGTGCAGACCGAATTGCTCAGCTCCGTTTCTCCATCGAGAGTAATCGCAGAGACTCGATAGCAACCCGGATCGACCGGGATTCGAAACCCAGGGACGCATTCGAAAATCACTTCGTATGCCCCCGAAGGATCGTCCGTCACCGCCTTGTAAATGTTGTAGCAAATCACCGCGGGACCCTCGGCGCAGATTTCCCAAAAAAGAACGTCGTCTTCAATTCGGGCGACTGGAGGGCAATGCTGTTGGATGGCATTCGCCACGCAAATCGGAAAGCTGCTGCCGCTGATGAAAGTCTCGCACACCGGAGGACAAATGTAGTCGAACTTCGGGCGGCGAAGAAAAATCGCGTCTGAGACGATGACTGACATTAGCACAGCCCTCCATCAAAACCGAGTCCGAGGCTAAGGAATGGCGCTGATGCTTGAGTGATTTCTAATTCAGCTTGCTTCGTTGCGATGATTTCCGCAACCCGGTCAGCGGCTTGCTGAGCCACGATGCTCTCAGCGGAACCGACACCTACAGCAGTAATGTCGTTGTAGGTCAGTGTGGTCGTTTTCAGAGCGTCGAAATGACGGATGAATCTCGCCTCTATGTCGGCAACTGCCGCGGCTTCGTTTTCGTTATGGATCGCTTTGCCGTCGAATCGAACGATGTTGAAAGGCTTCTCATTAACGCAAGCATTCGGGTCTCCGGAAAAATCCTCATCCGGTCCCTGGATCGCGAAGGTCCGAATCCACCGCACTGAGGCCGGACCATGACCGGCGACTAGCAATTGAAAAGACTCTTCATCACCGTCAAGATTGTCGGACTCCACCGGACAACTGCCGCTTTCGTCCATGCCTCCAGCCTGCATCTCATCGATGGTTCGTTCTGTTCGAGTCTGCGGTTTGTATGCAAAAAGTTTGGTGGTAGCTGTGATGTTGGTATCATACCGAATCGAGCCGCGCATGGCGGAAATACGTTTTCCGAGAATCTGCCGATAGTCGCCGCGGATGCCGGGAGCGACGAAAACCCCGAGGTCGAGGTCCTCACTGACGCCCGCCAGTTCCACGTCAGCAAATGCGAAACTGCATTTGAATGCTGGGGCTTTTTTGGCTGGGGATGTAAGGCCGAAATATCCGCGGGTTTCAAACATCCAGGCAATCGGGCATCCGTTGTCGAGCGCCTCGGGACGAAAAGATTCCCAAAGGCGGTTTTCTCCGTCCTCATCCGCGCTGACGTGATAGATTCGTTCCGCGCCGACAATGTTTCCGGACACCCATTCAACCGGTCGAGTTCCGAGCCAGAATCCGGACCACGTAGGAGTCCCCTCATCGGTGACTGTCTCATAGCTGGCATTGTTGAAAACCCAGGTGTGCTTGTTGTAAAAATCGCCGCTCGGCACGCTAATCAACAGCCATTGGCCGAAAGTCCCCATCGCCACGAGACTCAGATCGTCCTTCAGAAATTTCTTCGAGACGAGCATTTCGTTGTCGCGGATCGGACTGCGGGCGGTCCATCCCTGCGCGGTAGCAGCGTCGTAAATGACGACGCCCTGGGCAGAAAACCAGATGAGTCGTCCGAAATGGCTGGAGACGGCTCGGCTGCCAACGCACCCCACTTGCAAAATCTCGCGTTGGAATCCCTCGGTCGTCGCCCATTTCGAGCGGTCACGCATACTCGCCTGGACGAGGGACGTATCGGTGTTGGTATACACCAGCAACTGCGGGAATTGCACGTTGGATGTAGCAACCAGGGCCGTGATGTCGCCGGAGAAAATGAATCCGACAGTTCCGCCGAGATAGTCCTGCTCGACGAACGAAAAAGGGTTCGCGATGTCGGAAGCGAAAAGAGTGTTCCCGCGGGCGACCCAAAGCCTGTCGCCAATCCAGGCCATACTTGAACCAGACGGCGTTTCGAATTCACTGCCGCGGATTTGTCCCGAGGCGCTACCGTCGTAATACCCCGGTGCGGAAAATCCGCCGTCCTGCATGAACAGGACGTTGCGCGGAGTAATCACCTCGATAGCGGAGGTGTTGCTGCCGGGAACGAGACGCCGTGCGCTCTGAGTTGCCTGAGTGAAGAAAATCTGCCGCGCTTCCGGCCTGAAAGTGATATTTGGTATTGGATAGAAATTGTTGTAAGGCCAGATGCTTTTATACACCACGCCATCGACAGCAGTGATGAGCTGATCGAGTCCGATTTGCGGCTTGAAGACCGCGAGTCCCTGGAGGTTCCCTCTCGGAAGTTTGATGACGCATCGATGTCCCGGTCTGCACGAAAGCACGCCGGACACGTTAATCATGTTGATCGTGTTCCAAACGTATCCGAGCGGTAACTGCGACGGATCGCCCGAGGAATTTGTCCCTCGGATAAAACTGCTATCGAAATCGAGTAATCGCTCCCCCGCCATTATCTCGCTCCTTTAGAAAGATTTTCCTTTGCCCAAAGGGGCTGTAAGTTTGTAAAATGGAAACAGATTTTCTGTTGCAATGGATCGGTCAAATCAAAACGAGCGCATGGCATGACGTGATCGATATGCCATTCTCCATAGTTCTCCCAGGTCATACCCGGTTTGAATTGATCCTGCACATGTTTCTCCAAAAATGACACGGGACACCCAATCAATTCCGCGGTGCGGATTAACTTTTTCGCATTTTGATTGTTCAATGCCCACCAAATTCGGCATCTGAGATTACACCCAAGACGATACGACAAGTCCGTTTCTTTTCTATTGCGACTCCATCTCGCACGATTCTCCAACCCCCGTTTCGTTCGGTTGAATTCCACTGCTCTCTGGATTATTTTCTCTCTGTTTGCAATGTAGTGTGTTTGTTTAATCTCACGGACTTTTTCAGGATTCCTCGCTGCCCAGGCTTTCATATTTGCCAATCGCGCATCACGATTTCGCAGATATGATTTCTGGCGATTCTCTCTTAGCTTCTCGGGGTGCCGCTTACCCCACTCTCGCACAGATTCTGCGTGACGTTTTCTTTTTTCCTCGGGGGTCATGCTCTCACACAATCTGATAATCGGATTTATCCCGAAGATTATTTCGGTCATCGACTTGCACGGGAAAAAGGACCGGGGGTTCAAATTTCATCTGCACTTCAAGTTCCAGGCGGGCCGCGTCAGCTTCAAAAGCGTGCGCGTCGGCGAGTTGCAGCGCCTTATATTGTTTTCTCGCCTGCATTCCGAGTAGAAAAGCCAATCGACTGTGCAGCGGAACGTGATCGAAGACACTGCGAAATCTTTTGCTGGATTTCAAATATGCAATACGCACCCAATCGCAAGTTCGATTCAGGATGATTCGACGATACTGCGGAACAGTTTCGTCCGGCTCGTATACCGCGAGATTGACGCCCGTAAGTCCCGAGGAATCGATGGTTGCGAGCCGCATACTGCCCGCGGACAACTCTTTTGTGACCCCGGTGATTCGAGCGATGAGCGGTGCATCGACATCCGGTATTGCGTAGCCGAAAATCGTAGGCACCTGATAGCCATCGAGCCAGACACCGCCCACCTGTCGGCGCAAAACATTCCCGTGGACATCGTATCCGAAAACAATCAGTTTCTTCCCGTTGTCCTCCTCCGTCTGCAAATACGCCACCAACTTCGCGGGCGTGAGCAAGTCTTTGTAAGTGCAATGATTCGCGCCGTCGTCCACCCAGGACCATTCACACGTCTGTCGGCAATCGCCTGGGCCGTTGAGGTGAAAGTTGAAAAGCTGACCGAACCCGAGGGACGGCCTTCCCCCGATGTTCGCGGCGATGACCGTCTCCACTTCCCGCGGGAGCGTCACGCAACGTTTTCCGCATTTGTTGCCGCGGTGACACTGTTTGCTGCTACCACAATCGCATCCGCCCGAAGTGCAGATGTCGAGCGTTCCCTTGAACGCTTCGGTGTCCATCTTGGCGGAAATCAGCAGGACAACATCGCTGCACCACTTGAGGAAAGTTTCCTCATCGCACTGCCCGATGATCTTACGCGCTTCCTCTTCAGCTTCCTGTAGAACGAACACGGTTATTCCCCTTCCTCTTCGGCGGCGTTGTCTTCGGACTCATGCTCGGCCTGTTCCTTGAGTTTGTCGAGCGCACTTCCGGCGTCCGCCCCGTAATTTTTCGAGGGTGATTTTTCTTTGGCGTCAACCGCCGACACGATTTCGCGCACTTCAAAAGTGTAGGTGCAGATGCCGGTTTTCTTGTTCTCGCTCGACCGGGACATGCTGTATCGGATGGTCAGTTCGCCGGTATCCGGCAAATCTCCCAGGTCGTATTCCCCGTCATCCTCTTTTTGGGTCACGGTGAATTCGGGATAATACTCTGGCCCGGCGTAAGGCATCGAAACTGGTCCGTTGTCCTCTCGGACCTTCAAGTTGAGGTTGATTTTCATACGTCTAATAGTGACAGGGTTACGCTCGAACGGCAACGCCATTCACGAGCACCGGAGCGCCGTTTTCGTCCCGCAAAACGTCGTCCGGAGGGTTTTCTACC